TGACCAGAACGGAGTTTCGCCGACGTATGTGAATCCGGCCTCGCTGGACTTCCGCCTCGACTCGACTGACGATATCTGCCAGTTGAGGGGAACTAGTCTTTACGCTTCCGGTGTTACGACCGACATAGCTGGCACGTCTCGCGGGACAGCGAGTGCAACTGCGTTTGATATTGGGGCACATCATCAGACGGCTACACTGCGAACTATCGAACCCAGCGGTGGAGATTACAGCTCGCTTTCCGCGTGGGAAAGCGGGGAACAGACAGATCTAGTGGCAAATAATAAAGCCCACACCGCGGAGGTTCGCGGCAATTGGTCAGGCCAACCACTAGATGCGGGCTTCACACTTGGGGCATGGACTGCTGACTCGACTCGCTTTGTGACGGTCCAGACTGACTCCGCGAATGCAGCAACGCCCAAGTGGAGCATTTCCAAGTTTACCTGCCAGCTAGCTTCCATCTCGGCAGGCGATTACACTGTGGTTAGGGGGCTACAGGTGGTTAGGGCTGCGACGTGCCTTCACACATCGAGTGGGACGGGTCAGCGGTTTGAGAATTGTTTTGCGTGGTATACAGGGACAAGCTCAACAATGGCTATCGTGCAGCTCTACGGGAACCTTCAAGTGGCGGTGAACTGCATCGCAATCGCCAACGATTCGGCCTACGGACGGGCGTTTATCTGTTCAAACGGAACCAACAGCGTTTATAACTGCACTTCCTATCGCGCCAATTACGCTTTCCGTCGGTCTAGCGGTTCAATGCGGGTTGTTAACCACCTTGATGATTTGTGCCCTCTCCACAGCTCAAGCGCGACGACGACAAGCTGGGGGCCGAACGATGGGAGCGTCCCTTTTACGGACCCGGCTAATCCAACGGAGCCTGACTTCACCCTCGCCAGTTCTGACGCCAATATCGTAGGCGCGGGAACGGACATGAGCGCGGACGCGCTTTATGGGATATTTCCTTATAACACAGACATGGAGGGGCAGCCGCGTGTAAGCTGGGACATTGGGGCCGATGAATACACGGCGGGTTCCGGGACAGCCCATCAACTGGCCGGGGACATGGTTACAGTGTCGGCGCTTTCCGGGGCGTTGTCTACCGGCACCCAGCTTGCCGGCAGCATCTCGGCGCTTTCTACGTTTAGCGGCGCACTGACGACTGCAACATCGCATTCACTAGCCGGCAGTATCTCGGCGCTTTCCACGTTCACCGGCGGATTAACTACGGCTACAGCGCATTCATTGGCAGGTAGTGTTTCCGGTCAGTCAACGTTTACCGGGTCTCTGGGTATTGTCATAGGTCTTGCGGGAAGCGTATCCGGGGTGTCGACGTTCTTCGGATTGCTTACCGGGGGCTCCCCAACGCCGCCGACCCCATCGACGGGGGGCTCCCGGGTCCGCAATATGACGTTGGCCCGGCGCCGCGGGATGCACCGGGCTATTGGCGGCGTTGTTGCGCCGATACCTCCCGCACCAGCCGGCTACCCGGTTTTTCCGGGCACGTGGACGGTAGACGGGGGATTGGATCCGTTTGACGATTACGCGGAGGACGCACCAGTCACGGGGCTTGATGGGGGCTACACGTTTGTTGACCAGACGTGGACATGGGACGGCGCATGGGTGGCCCGCGACCGGGTGCTTCCTGCAGATTACGGATTTGAGTCGTTTAACAGCTATGCTACAAGCTCGTCAGTGGACGGGTTGAGCGAAGGAACAAATTGGGCAGGCGCATGGGTGGCCCGCGATCGGGCGATTCCTTCAGATTACGGATTTGAATCGTTTAACAGTTATGCTACAAGCTCGTCAGTGGACGGGTTGAGCGAAGGAACAAATTGGGCAGGCGCATGGGTGGCCCGTTGATGGAGAGACAGGATGCCAGCAACAATTTTAGACCATACAGTCGGCGCGACTACTGAGCGCGGAGCTAATGTCTCCGGAGCCCAGCTTATACGCCCGTGGAAGGATGATTCTTGGACGACTATCCGCATAGGAATCCGCTATGCCGGCATAGGGGACCCCGGGACGAACATTGCAACTCCGGTGTTCAGCACCGGGCTGTGCAGCGGGTCGGTTAATTGTGCCGGAGACACCACTGTTGCCCATGGTTTGTATGTCGGCAATTTCCGCAACAATGTCGCCAATTACACAAACTACATCCGCACTTCCGGGACTAATCAAGTGCTGTTTTATGACGGGGGTAATACGCTGTATGTTTCAAAGTATGAGAACCAGTCTGCGTCTGCTCCTACGCACTTTGCGTCTGTTGTAGCGCAGGCGCCGCCGATTGTGGTCGCCACGACAGGCGCGGTTCTTCCGTGGAGGGCATGGTGGTTTGAGGTGACACGAGACGGGGGCGGCGCGGGTATTTATACGGGACGCATTCCTTACAGGAATGCGTCGTCGTTTGAGACGACCAACGTCACGCAGGCGACGTTTCTAGCGCAGATGGAGGCAGCAACCCCGACGTTTACCGGAATGGGAACAAACGCATTGACCAACATGGCAATTGACGAAGCTACGTATGGCGTATTCGACCATGTAAATTTATTTTGGGACAAAAGTTCTCCGACAATCCACATTACAGATTTTGTTGTCTTGAAGATACTGTGAACTGGTTTAATGCTGCATGGAGCGACAAGATTCATTCGCGTCCGCGTCGAGCGATGACAAGCGACAGGTATTTGCTCAGCTTCACGAGCACTCCGTCGCAATCGCAAGCCTCCAGAGCGGCGTCGAGAGCCTCGCAAGCAGCACTGAAAGCGGCTTTAGAAATATCACGAATCGCATCGACGATCTCGGACAGTCACTTCGCTCGCAGCGCCCTCAGCTCGGAGTTATCGCAACCATCGTCGCGTCCACCTGCGCCCTTGTCGGAGGGCTTGCAGGCTTCGCTCTCAAGTCTTCAACACTTCCTCTTGAGCGCGACATCCGCTGGCAGGAGAAATTCATGCACACAGAACACACCATGCTCACGGGGCGTGTTGTGACACTTGAAGAGCAAATGAGGGGACCGGGGACGCGCCGTGACGAGTCGCAGGACGCTCGACTGGACACTCTGGAGAAAGTCGTTTTGGTCAATTCTGGGAAGTGACGCAGCCCCGGGGGAAAACACCCGGGAGGATGTCCGGTGGATTACTTTGGCTTTGGCGATTTCAAGCGTAACGCTTATGGTCTACCTCGTTCGCCGGGACCGGAAAGGTGCCCCGGTTCGCCGGACGGCGGGCAGCAAGACCCCCTACCGATAACACTGCCGATTCCGGCTCGGCAGTCTTTGTCTGATGAGTGAAGCGAACATTGATGCGTCGTGGTATCGGCCCGGCGTGTCTATCTCCGAGTTTCATGCGTGCTCAGCGGCTATCCGGGCGCTGATCGGGGGTCGTGGCTGCGGGAAGACGACAGCGATTGCCTTGGAATCCGTAGGGCATGCGTTTCATAACGCCGGTTCCAAGATCTACATTCTTCGCAAGACCCAAAGCTCCAACAGCGACACGACATTGGAGACGTTTGAGAAGCAGGTGTTCCCAAAGCTGGGACCCGCCTACACGGATACCGGGACGAGCCTGTTCAAGAAGACGGACGGCGGGACGCATTTCCGGTTGCCGAGCCGCAAGGCGATTGAAGCCTACAACGAGTGGCTCGTAAACAACCCGGCAGCAACCAAGGCGAACAAGCTTTACTGGCTGGAGACGTATGGGGACCGAATGTGCGGGCACCTGTATTTTGCCGGCGTCCCGGAGGCACGCTATCGGGCGCAGCGTTTTCGTGGATACGAATGCAGTCTTCTGATTTTCGTCGAGGCAGATCAGCTGGATAAGGAGGATCTGGATCTGGGCATGGCGTGTCTCCGATGGAAAGGACTGGATCCGGACAGGTGTGACGACAAGGGGTTCATTAAGGATAGGGGGTGTATCTTGGATACCAACCCGCCAAGCCCCCGACACTGGATCGCACAGCTTGAGACGGACGGAAAAGAGCAGCAGGACGAGGGGATTAAGTTTTGGCACATACCGACGGAAGAGAACCGCCACAACCTTCCTGAGGGATACATCGAATCCCTGCGCCGGCAATACCGGAAGAACCCGGCGATGTTTAAGCGAATGCTCTTGGGTCAGTATGCCGAGGCTTTTGAGGGGTCACCGGTCCTGTGGGCGTTTGACGAGGACTCTGCGTTCGAGGACGTTGGGTTCCCCAAGGGAGCCTACCTTGTCCGGGGATGGGATTTTGGCGCCACCAACGCGGTGGTGTGGTCGGCCTATTGGGCGCATGAGAACGAGGAGTATTGGTGGGATCTTTATGAGTATTTCGCGGTGATGAGCGACGTGGAGACGCAATGTCGCCGGGCGCTTGAGATCAC